CGATGGGAGAAGGTCCCGCCTTATTAAAGGACGGGGAAATGGTTCTGACGCAAAAGCAGCAGGCCGAACTTTTCGCCCTGGCCAACGGGAACTATTCAGACGCTGCAAATTCGTCTGTTATCGTAGTTAATTCTCCTCTTTATTTAGATGGAAAACTGATTACGGACAATGTAACGAAGCACCAGTACAATGACGTTATGGCAAAGAGGTACAAAGGATGACGGTTTATTTAAACAAAATTCCCCGCCCGGATATCCTCGTTGAAACCGGGGGATCGCTTGATGAAAACGAGGCCCATGTAACTTCATCTACCCTGCGGATTTATATGCCGGCCGATTCAAAAGATATCGCCGCCTGCGATTATATCCAATTAGTTGAGAATGACATTGTAATCTTTGCCGGGACTGTTATGGAAGCTGAACAAGAAAACCTGGATAACGTGGATCTGTCTTACAAAATATATAATCTCACCCTGACGAACAACTCCGATTATATAGCCAGCGTTTTTGTCGATATGACGTTTCCGTCCGGCGCCAGCGTTACCCAGATTTTAATGGGGAACAGACCGGGCCAGTCTTGGTATGATGCATCTCTCGGCGAGTTCTATGGCATTATTCCGGTTAGAGTGGAAAATGAAGGAATTACCGTCGGGGAAATTGATGATTTTACTGGAATAACCTTAAACAGCCCGGCTTACTTATGGGGGCAGATTGTTTCCTCCGTGATAGATCAAATGGCAGATGTATGCGGTGCTTGGTGGGAAATCACCCCGGATAAGGTCTTCAATATGCGGTATACCTACAACCGAAGCACCGCGCCGATCAGCCTTGATTCCGATTCAGCGGTTTATAACGTAAATGTCACCCGCGATTCTTTTACCATGTATTCCGCTGTCCGGGTGGTCGGCGGACAAAGCAAAGGCCAATATCAGGAATTCCAAATCAAAAGTAACGGGGAAACCGGACTTCGCTTTGAAAGGCTCTCGCCTCAAATCGTTAGATGCAAATATCCTCTGTACTCTATGAGTAATGCAATTCAAAGCGGAGCTACATCTTCAACCGTGCCGGCTAATGTAAAAATTGGATTCAACGGAATTGACGATGACGACGACACGGTACAGGCGTTAATGAGTTATGGCGGATATGAAATTGAAATGAAAGACGGTTACGAATGGCTTGATCTTTCAAACGGCGGGTATATCCAGGTTAATGGATATCCTTTAATCCAGGTCTACTCGCGGCTGGTTGATGGAGACCTAAGAGAAAAAATCAAAGCCCAAAGAGGCGGCTCCGGTATTATTGAATATCTGATCGGAGATGAAACCATAGTAGATTTTTCGGACGCTGCTTTAAATGCGGAAACATTTTTGCAGCGTGCTGCGCAACCAGCCTTTACGATTTCATTTTCCACATTAATTCCCGGCTGGTCTGCGGGGCAGCTTCTGACTGTAGATCTTCCATATTTTAATACATTTGGAAATTTTCAGGTGACTTCTGTTTCCGCTAAGAGTATCTTGTCTAAAGACAGCGGAACTATATGGGAATATTCGGTAGAAGCTTCCACCATTTCATACCGTGATAAAACAAAAACGCTATTTTTCCAGCCTAAAAAAATCACGTTCGAAATGGACGGAAGCCTCCCGGCTGCTGACGGCCAGTATATTAACGACGATATTAATATTCAAACTTATATTATGGCGTTTAAAACGCAGCCGATGGACTGGCGCACGTTAGAAGGAATCGCTCCCAGCTGGACCGTTTGGGAAGAAATCTTTCCTTCGTGGCTTGTGTTTGAAAAAGCCGCCAACGTAAACACCTGGAGCGAAATCGAAAGCACAGTCAAAAACTGGCGCGGCTGGGAAAAAGCATATCCGTCTTGGGTTGTTTTTGAAGAACTCATAAAGGGGTGGTACTACTTGGGAAACTATTTAACGCCTTTTGCGAAACAAAAACTGCTGAAGCTTATTCAAGGGCAGGGAGCTGCCGGGGATTTATCCGGAATTAATCTAGTATCAGATTTATATTTCACCACAGATGCATCAAGTAATTTTCATCTGCCGCCAGCAGATATTGTTGAAGTTAGTTCAACCAGTGTTACAGCCACTTATTATCTACTGCCAGATCAACTCCAGGAGAAAATATCCGGCCTGCAAATGTATTATAACGGCTCTCAACAAAACGAACCGATTCTTCAAGCCGCCGTTAACATAGACCGTTCTCCGGATAACCCGGAAGGTGAATTTGCTATGACGCTCAGCGTCAGACATGCCATTTTATAAAGGAGGAGCACTATGAGCTATCAATCCACAACGCCAAATTTTGATTTACCGCAATGGGTATATTCTGACCCGCCGCAAATGAACGATTTTAATACCGCTTTCGCTAACATTGACGAAAAAGCTATACCAAATGATGAAAAAGGTGCAGCTAATGGTGTAGCAACCCTAAACAGTTCCGGCAAGCTGGCTCAAATGCCGTCTGCCTCTGATGTAGGAGCGGTGCCAACCTCCCGCAAGGTGAACGGCAGAGCATTGTCGAGCGATATCAACATAACCTCAGGAGATGTTTTCGCTCAAACCACCACAGTTGAAAACGGAACTAATTTTAATAACCTGAAAAATCCGGGCATCTATGTGCAGTCCTCTAACGCGGAAGTTACAAACAACACTAATATGCCAACAAAAGAAGCTTTTATTATGACTGTATATATGGCTAACTGGAAAGATAATTCAATACAGGTATTCTGTAATCATACCGGTTCGAAGATGTATTGGCGCACCTGGCAGGCTTACGGCGATGTGTGGGGGGCGTGGAGACAAGTAATTGAATCCAATGGCGGCAATGTTACAATAAATAACAGACTTCAGCTCACCGGAACGCAATACCCTCAAATTTACGGAAATGGAATTTTACAGTTGGGCGGTGATTTCAGAAATGAATATGGCGTTGTTTTGCGAAGCAACGGCACAGACGAAGCAAATGCTTTTCGGCCTTCTGTTAACGCCGGCACAACAGGCCATTTGTATTTAGGGGTTGCCAACCAGAAATGGCGCGCTGTTTTCGCCCAGAACGGCACTATCCAAACCTCCGATCGAAACGCTAAGCACGATATCACGGATCTTGACCCAGAAAAAATAACGGCGTTTATTATGGGGCTGAAGCCAAGCTCCTATGTGTTTAACGACGCTGACAGCGGCAGAACCCACTGGGGCTTGATCTCGCAGGATATTGAGGAGCTGTTCCCTCAGCTTGGAATGACAAGCATGGATTTCGCCGGATTCATCAAATCCCCAAAAACGGAGGATTATTACGAAGATGTTCCCGAGACTGTCACAGATGAGGAAACCGGAGAGGAAAAAACTGTAATACGGAAAGAATTAAAAACCCGGACCGTCGAAGGAGAATATATCTACTCCCTTCGCTATGATGAATTTATTGCCCCTTTAATCTGCATGGTGCAGAAGCAGCAAAAGCAAATTGAGAATTTAGAGCGGCGTTTATCCGCTTTAGAAAACAAGGAGGAAGCAAAATGAAAATCATTGGCATTGACGTATCTACCTGGCAGGGAAAAATCAATTGGAATCAAGTAAAAAACAGCGATGTAAAATTCGCCATTCTCCGTTCCTCGTTCGGTTCTCCGGATCCTTCTCAGGTGGACAATCAGTTTGAAAACAATTACAAGGGAGCCAAAGCCGCAGGGATCCCAGTAGGCGCTTACCACTACGGCTATGCGGTTTCCGAGGCTGAGGCCCGCCAGGAGGCCAGGTTTTTCCTTGACACCATCAAGGGCAAGCAATTCGAATATCCCGTCTATTACGACGTGGAGGACAATGGAACGATGGGCACGCTCTCCCGGCAGGCTTTGACCAATGTAATTAAGGCTTTCTGCTCTGAGGTTGAAAAGGCTGGGTATTATGTGGGCGTTTATGCCTCCCTCAGCTGGCTTGACAGCAAATTCTATCCTGACCAGCTTCCCTATGATATCTGGGCTGCCCAGTATTTTACTGAGTGCCAGTATTCCGGCCAATATGGCATGTGGCAGTACACCAGCTCCGGCAGCGTTCCCGGAATCCAGGGCGGCGTGGATATGAATGAGTGCTATCAGGATTATCCTAAGGCCATCAAGGAGAAGGGCCTTAATGGTTTTAATAAGCCAACTCCAACTCCAGCTCCCGCGCCCGAGCCAGCGAAAACGGTAGATGTATACTACCGGGTAAGAACCAAGGCGGACGGCTGGCTTCCCGAGGTGAAAAACCTTGAGGATTACGCGGGATTTACCGGAGCCGTCACTGATGTCGCTGTTCGTGTTTCCGCTGGTTCCGTAAAGTACCGGGTACATATTAAGGGCGGCAATTGGCTTCCCTATGTGACCGGCTGCAACATCAACGACGCTGTAAACGGCTATGCGGGAAACGGTTTGGAGATTGACGCTGTTGAAGTGTATTATTACACCCCGGACAGCATCAGGCCGTATAAGAAAGCCAAATACCGGGTCGCTCCTGTGGGCGGAAGCTATTATCCCTGGCAGTATGACAATGAAACCGGAAACGGCCAGGACGGCTACGCGGGCGCTTTCGGAAACGCCATCGGAAAGCTTCAGATTGTAATCGAGTAAGGAGGGATTATCATGGCGCCGGAAAAGTGCGTTGCGGATCCCTCCCGGGACTGCCTAGGGCTGGCAAAAGCGGAGATGCTGGAAAAGCAGATCGCGGAATACCGCCAGCAATCCAGAGAAACCCACTCGGAGCTTTACACCAGGATCACAGCTCTGGAAAAATCAGACGCGAAACGGGACGAGCAGTACAGCAAGATCCTGGACAAGCTCAACGACATGCAGGCGGATATCAACAAGGCTCTTTTATCCATCGCGGAGTTTAAGGAGAAATCCGGAAAACGCTGGGACAAGATTGTGGATAAGATTCTCCTTTTGGTTATTACAGCCTGCGTCGGATATATCTTAATCAAATTCGGACTGCCTGTATAATAAGGAGGATTTTTTATGAAAGCAATGCTGTCACAGCCTATGGCTGGTAAAACCGATGAAGAAATTATTGCAACAAGAGAAAAAGCTATCAAAGATCTCGAAGCAAAGGGATATGAGATTGTAAACACTCTTTTTACAGACGTGTGGTACAGCAATGAATCCATGAAAGCAAGAGGTGTTGTTCAGATTCCACTTTGTTTCCTTGCCAAATCTCTTGAAAATATGTCTTTATGCCATGCTGCATATTTTTGTAAAGGCTGGGAAAAAGCCCGCGGCTGCAAGATTGAACATGACGCAGCTATTGCTTATGGCCTTGATATCATTTATGAGGATTAATCGGAGGAGGAACTAAAATGAAAATCAACTGGAAGGTACGGTTTAAAAACCCTGTGTTCTGGTTCAACCTGGCAGCGTCCATTTTTCTGCCCATGCTGGCATGCCTAGGCTTCAACTGGGAAGACATGACAAGCTGGCAGGCTGTAGGGAATGTGCTCTTACAGGCTGTCCAGAGCCCTGTAATCGTGGTGTCGGTTCTGGTATCTGTATGGAACCTGTTAAATGACCCCACTACAAGCGGCCTAAGCGATTCCAGCCAGGCGCTTTCTTATACCGAACCTAAGAAAAGCGAATAATAGAAAGACAGCCCCCGGAAATTTTCCTGGGGGCTTATATTATTAATTATGGTCTCTTTTGCGGTATTAAACGCTTATATCCATTAGAAGACCTCAAAAACAGCCTTTTTTGTGCGGTTAATTTCTGCTGCGGGGATTCAAGTCGCGTAAAACGCTACACGATCAATCACATGATGAACCTTCTCCCGCTTAACGCCAGCGGAATATAAAAGCGCGTTTTGCTTACAACCGCCGCTTGCCTGGCGCGGGGTATAAATTCAGGCTTGAACATTATAGCTCCGCCCTCCTTACCGTTTTCGGTGGGAGGGCTGTTTATTTTATGTTTTGACTTGCATAATTTAAAATAAACCCGAAAAAGCGGTTAAATTCTCAATTCTGAAAAACAAAAGAGCCCCCGCAAAAGCAGAGGCTCCAATGGATTGTAGGCCCGCAGGTTACTACAATACGATCACTAGCAATATGTTACCACGAGGTTGACTAAAAGTCAATAGCTATCTCGAACACATATCGCCTACCTCTATTTTATGCCATTTGTGAAAAAATATACACTTATTTTTACAACTTCATTCGTCATCGGCATTATGAGCCTTGTTTTGGCAATAAAAAAGAAGTAACCGCCCAGTTCCCAACTTAGCAGTTACTTCTATCGCTTTAAAGATGGGCTAACCGTCTCAAAGGTAGCGCCTTACGCTTTTATTGTAACCGCTTCTTTTTTCTATTTGTCAATAAGTTCCCCCGCTTTATCCGAGATGGGTTGAGTCGGGGGATTTTTTATTTTCTGATTACACACCCAGCACCATCGGTAAAAGTGCCGGAAGCGATCTTCGCGATATCATAAATCCAACCGCACACAAATAAACCGCCAGTCAAAAACCATATAATCCCACTTCCTACTTTCCCCACGTAAAAACGGTGAATGCCAAGGCAGCCTAAAAAGATCGCTAAAATTAAAACGACCATTTTACTCTTATGACTAATACCATTACCGCTGTATCCGGCATTAATATTAGTGTTTTCATTTTTGTTCACATTGTTGATGATGATGGTAGGTATTTGCTGAGAAGTAGAATTCCCAGCTTGTAATATGGTTCCGCAATTAGGACACACCTGCGCGTTTTCCACGTTTGCACCGCAATTTTGGCATTTCATATTTCCGATTCCTCCTAATTATAACACTGAAATTGATTAGAATACTTAATTCTGATCTTTAACACAATTATACATGGTTCACACTGTAAAATCAAGAATAAAGCGGAATATTAGCACATTATTCGCTAATAATAAGAATAAAGAAGGAATATTGGCACAATGAAAATATACGACTACAATGGAAAAAAGAATATTTGTGGGGAAAGATTACGAGAAGCACGAGTTGTTCAACGACTGCGCCAAGAAGATTTAGCGGCAAAAATCCAAACAATGGGTGCCAATTTGGAACGAGATAGCATAAGTCGAATAGAGATTGGAACGCGATTTGTTTCAGATTTTGAGTTAAAAGTATTTGCTAAAGCGTTGGGCGTTTCTGTTGATTGGCTTTTAGACAACGAATGAAGGCGGTGGGGGGGAATTCCCGCCGCCTTATTTTTTCTTGTTTATTTACAAAATCCATTGACATACTGCAATAAGTATGATATAATTAAAATATCGAAAGGAGGTGAAGAGAATGGCGCAGGACATAGGAAAAGCCTTGCAGGAGCTTTCAAAAGCGATTGAGAATAACGAAGCGGTGGAAAGCGTTGTTATCAAAATCACTTTGAAGAAACAAAAATCCGACAAGGCTTCAAATCCCAAAGAAAGCAAATAGCTTTCATAGGCAGGGAACGGGCGGGAAACCGCCCTTCCCGTAAGCCCTATTATAATATAATTTGCCCGTGATTGTCAACGGAGCGGGCGGAAAGGGGCGGAATATGGTTATTCGTAAGGGAAACAAAGAATACACGATCACAGAGCGGCGCGAATGCTGGGTGCTTTCCTGTACGATTGGCGGACTATCCGTGGAATACAAGGTTCCGAAGGATATTTGCAACGATGAAAAGGAATTGCGTGCCTACGTCGAAGCGGAAGAATTGTTTTAAAGGTGAGGACGATGGCGGAAAAAAGAAAAACAAAAACTTCTTCGGCGGTGAAGAACCGCTATAATAATCGCGTATATGGTTCTATTATCGTGCGCATTCCGAAAGAGATGGCAGAAGCCTTCAAGGAAAAGTGCGCCGTAACAGGGACGGCGCAAGCGCAAGTTATCAAGAAAGCGATTGAACAGTTCTTGGCAGAATAAGCGAAGCAACGGAGGGCGGCAGGATATGCCGCCCTTTTTTATTTCGTAGGAAGGGGAAAACGAGAATGCACAAGCATTTGACGTGGACGGATCGCCTTAAAATCGAGAAGGCACTGAAAGAGGGCTTGAAGCCTTGTAAAATTGCCGACCGCTTGCACGTCCATAATACAACGATATACAGAGAATTAAAGCGCGGAACCTATACGCATTTGAATTCCGACTTGACAATGGAAGAATGCTATTCGCCGGAAATCGCCCAACAACGCTATGAAGAAAATCTTAAAGACAAAGGCGGGGAATTGAAGATCGGGAACGATTACGAATTAGCCGCCTTCATCGAAAAAAAGATCGGTGAAGAAGGGTATTCACCCGCCGCCGTTATAGGAGAAATCAAACGACTGGGGCTGACCTTTAAAACGAAGATTAGTGAAAAGACGATTTATAATTATATCGATAAAGGTATATTTTACAGTATCAGTCGCAAGAGCTTGCCGGAAAATGGAAAACGCAAAAGGAAGTACGACAAGGTGGAGCGCAAAAAATCCGCACGCACGTCGGCGGGTGAAAGCATAGAAAGACGCGACCCAGAGATCGGAGAGCGAAAAACCTTCGGACATTGGGAAGGCGATTGCGTATGCGGAAAGAAAAAGACGAAGGAAGCTTTATTTGTCCTTTCGGAACGGTTGACGCGGGAGGAAATCATTATGAAGATACCGGATCAGACTTCCATCAGCATTGTAGCGGCGCTGAACAAGCTGGAACGCCGTTACGGAAAACGGTTTTCAACGATATTCAAAAGTATTACATTTGACAACGGATCAGAGTTCGCGGACTGCGCCGGAATAGAACGTTCTGTTTATGGGAAGGGCCGAAAGCGCACGAAAGCTTATTATTGCCACCCATACAGCGCATACGAGCGGGGAACAAATGAGAATATAAACAAAATGATACGGCGATTCTTACCGAAAGGAACAGACTTCCGGAAAGTAACCGCCGTATATATTCACCGCGTAGAATCATGGATCAATAATTATCCTCGTGAGATTTTAGGCTTTGAAACGTCGGGTTCGCTCTTTGAAAGGTACGTCGCCGAATCCGCTTGAAGCCTTCTAAAAAAACATTTTAATTTTTTCTGCTTTTACTCTTGACTTTTTCGAATGGAGAGAGTAATATTAAAAGCAGAGGAAATCAAAACGATTTTTCTGCTTTATTTTTTTAATCTTAACAAAGAAAGGGGCCTTAAAAATGGGAAAATACTCATATTTGACATTTGACCAGCGTCGCGAAATAGAATCGCTATACAACGACGGAAACAGAGTAGTAGATATTGCCTCAAAAATCCAAAGAAGTGTTGCTGCTGTTTACGAAGAACTCAAACGCGGATACACAGGGGAACTTGATGAAAATAAACGTCTTAAATACAACGCCGATCTCGCGCAAACAACAGTGCAAGCAAATATACGGCGAAGAGGCAACAAACAGTTAAATAAAAGCACTATCACTAAAACGTGAATATCTGTGGCGAAAAGGAAGCGGGATAAAAGGAGAATGGATTCATTGAAAAAGAGAAAGAAAAGAATCTATAAGACCTACCCAATGTTCAATCAGTACGCCGATGATGAAAGTTATAAGAGGTATAAGCACAGACAGTACAGAAATCTTATTATCAAATCTTTGCTGGCGCTCGTTCTTGGCCTGTTGTTCGAGTATTTGTTCTTGTGAATGCAGATACGCCTTTCCTGCTTCGCTGGTATATATGACGGTCTGATTCAGCGCAACAGGCTTTTCGCAGAGACCTTGCGAAATCAGAAAGCGGACGATTGCCTTTTCTTCCTGGTTGCACAAAAGCAAATCTACGCCACTTAACGAACGTTTCAACATTTCTATTTGTTCCTGTGTCATATTTACCTCCATCTATCAGGTTGATAAGTACAAGCAAAGAATACTACGCCTATTCCCCATCAGTCAAGGGGTTGGGCAAAGCAGAACGAAAAGGAAGCGGGGTGAGGAAATGTTAGACTGCAATTATCAATTAAAGAACACGGTTTTGGAAAAAGAAAAAGGGAACTCCATAATTTCTAAAATCATGGAATCCCTTAAAGGGCTGAATGTTACAACTGCGGAGTTTCTATTGGAAGAGTGCAAAAAGGAAATTTACCAAACAGCAAAGATTTAAAATGTACGTTCAACAATTTCTTGAATGCTGTTAGAAATATCCCCCAAATAGTTACGTTCGTTACCCTGAGTACTATAACCACGTACTATTGGAATTTTATCGGGTATGTGTAGCAAAATCGTATCACTATATGCTTTTCTATTCGCTTCATACTTAATCAAAAAAGTTACATCTTTAGCATTTGGCGTTTCATTAAAAATTAAATTTAGTTTTTGGCCCGGAGCCAAAAAGGTATTTTTAACAGCTTTTATTTGATCATTGATTTCTCGGTCTGCAAACTTTGCAGAGATTTCTGTAACACATTTAAAATCTGTAATTTTAGCACCCGTTTGGCCATAATTTTTCACAACAAAATAGCAGCGTAAAGTTGAAGTATATGCCCTTTCAAATTGTACTACTATATATGGCCTTGTACTCTCAGCAATCATTTTTGAATTTTGTCTTAATGTAATAACTGCAATGATAATTGAAGCTATGCCAACTGCAAACGACACCATAACCCCTATAAACTGAATCCAATCTGATATTGTAAAAAATTCAAACATGCTTTACTCACCTCCTCCCTATTGACATTTTACCACTCATTGGGAGGACAGGCAATCAAACCAAAATAAAATAGCCGCACTCAGGCGATAGAAAGGAGAAAAATACATGACACTTGAAGACCGAACACTGGTCAAAGAAATTGCTACCGAAATAAGAACCAGATTTAACTGCGAAACTCTCAATGCCAAACAGTTTTCTGAATATTTAGGCAGAGAAAGCGAATATGTTTGTGCCAAAATCAGTCAACGTAAATTGCCAGGGTTTAAAGACGGAAGAACCTATGTAATTCCAATTGATGCAATAGCTCTATGGATCGTAAGACTTTCGAAAACTAAGGATTTTCAGTAAAGGAGGACAAGCACATGAACGCAGACGACATAGAAAGAGTTCGGAAAATAGTGGATCGGGACGGCTGGAACATCATTTGGATAGGTGCAAAAATGCCATGTGAGTTTTTTGATGAGGAGATTGAACTTCTCTATGAGGATATGGACGGCCAGCCTTGTATTTGCTATGCGATTTATACCTATGACAAAAGCGGATTTTACCATAACCCATATTTTCAGAGAAAATCCGACGGCGCAAAAATGGGTCGGTGCATTGCATGGCGTAAATCTCTTAAAGAGGCGTAAAACCATAAAGGAGGACAAGCACATGAGCACAAAATTGATGGTGGCGTTTATCGTAGTATGCGTTTACGGCGGATTAATTACATTTGGGTACATAGAAGAACGCCACAAAAACAAAAAGAAAAGCCGCCCTCGCGACTGGCATCACGAAGAGCGGCAAGAAAAAATACATTAAATATATTTTAAACCAAAACAGGAGGTTTGTCAAATGGACATATTAGAATTTTATCATGAGTTGCTAGCCCTAATCAAAGATAACGATTGTGAAGGACTAAAGGCCGCAAAGTTCAATCGCACCCCTGGGATTTTGTATAAGCCGATCGAATTTGAATTTACACTTGATAACGAATCCTACACCTTAGAGGTGAGTAAAAATGAAAACCCTTGATAACGGCCTCTCCCGCGCGGAATTTGAGTACCTGTATGATACCGATAACGAGGAACCGGAAACAGATAAAAGCCCGGAATACGAAGCCCAGGAGTGGCTGAAGGAGGTATGTTATGCCTACCAAAGAAATAGTTGAATTCACCCGATACACTGTCCCCATAGAGATCAGATTTATAAACGGTCTGGAGTGCTGCGAGTGGTGTAATCATAGTTTTATGAACATGAAACGGCATTTTGAATGTGACCTTACTCATGAGGAAATGGCCAGCCCTAGAGATTCTATTGGGTGGAACTGTCCGATCAGAAAATTGGAGGTAGCAAATGGAATTCAGACTGTTGAAAGCTGATGAAATTGACGTGAGAGTAGCTCAAGTTAAAGAATCCGGCTGTTCCCTGCTTCTATATAAAGACGCCCGTGTCGATATGAATATCTTAGACACTACAATTGGCCTGGGAAACTGGCAGCGCAGGCATTATGAATGTAAGGGGAATTTATTCTGTTCTGTTGGTATCAAGATTGATAGTGAATGGGTATGGAAGGATGATGCGGGTGCAGAAAGTCAAGCTGAAAAAGAAAAAGGCGAAGCCTCTGACAGCTTTAAGCGGGCTTGTGTAAATTGGGGCATTGGCCGGGAACTTTACACGGCTCCATTTATTTGGATTCCGTCCTCTGAAATTTCCATTGTATCTAAAAATGGTAAGGCTACAACTTACGATAAATTCGAAGTAACAAAAATAGCCTATACAGAGGACAGAAAAATTTCGGGACTTGCTATTTGGAGGCTTGCCAATAAGGATAAAGACCGCAAACGTGTATTTGTCTGGCAGGGAGGCACTAATGAATGACTTAATTAACGCGGTAGGCGAAAAGACCGCTTTGCTTGACGCCGCGATCCGTCAGCTTGGAAAACGCGGACAGGCTTATGCCGAGGCCGAAAGTAATTATAGAATGGCGCTGTCAAAGGCAATTCTGGAAGAGCGTGCAAACGGCACTCCAGTAACTATCATTTCCGATGTCTGCAAAGGAAAATCTGATATTGCAAAACTGAGATTTCAACGTGATTGCGCCGAGGTGGTATATAAGTCTGCAATGGAGGCAATCAACAGTTATAAACTGCAAATCAGGATAATGGACGCACAGATAGAAAGAGAGTGGCATAGTGGTTAACGAATATGGAGCAAAGCTTGACCGGAACGGCTACGCGCCAAGCATCATACAGGACGAAGCCGATGAAAGCTGCTTTATCTGCTATGCCAATGGGTATTATGACCCTCTCAACCGCCACGAGGCGTTTGGCGGCTCATTCCGGGATAAGTCAAAGCGTTTAGGCTTATGGGTTTCCCTCTGCCATTACCGGTGCCACCAGGAGGGAAACGACAGCGTACATAAAAACCGGGAATCCGATCTGCACATAAAGCGGATCGCCCAAATGAAGGCGATGGAAGCCTATCAATGGGATACAGAGGATTTTATCCGGGAGTTCGGAAAAAATTATTTGGAGGATTAACATGTTAAATACAGTGATTTTAATGGGACGGTTAACCTCAGGCCCAGAACTGAGGTACACACCTAACGACATAGCAGTTACCAGCTTTACCCTTGCGGTAGAACGGTCTTATGTAAAATCAGGCACAGACCGCCAGGTGGATTTCATCGACGTAGTGGTATGGCGGCAAACCGCTGAATTTGTCTGCAAGTATTTTCATAAGGGTCAATTGGTAGCGGTGCAAGGTTCCATTCAAACACGCAGCTACACGGACAAGGACGGCAATAAACGGAAAGCGTTTGAGGTAGTCGCGGAAAGTGTGCATTTCGCGGAATCCAAAAAAGATAAGAGTAATGAGCCTATTGTAACTATTCCGAGAAACGATGACTTTGAAGAAATAATTTCGGATGACGACTTACCTTTTAACTAACCAAAAGAAAGGCGGTGGGAACGTGGAGCTATTAAACCTAATCCCTTATGGAAAAGAAAACGCCATAAGCCGGGAAGATTTGTCCAAGCTTACCGGCTGGGACGATAGAAGGGTAAGGGACGAAATCAAGCGGCTTATGAGAAACGGCGAACGGATTTTATCCTCCAGCAGTGCTAAGGGCTATTGGAGAAGTGATGATCCTGACGAAATCGAGAGATTCCTTAAAGAGAGCGATAACCGCCGCAGAACAGAGGCTTTAAATGTCGAACCTCTTCGTTTTTTCGTAGCCAAGTCAAAAGGAGAAGATTTAATTTCGGTAAGAGCGCATTACCGCAGGATACATAAACAGGCATCAGGCAAAACCGATATTCAAGGCGGTGAATAAATGGCGCGTGAGTTTTTTTGTGCCTATCACAGCTATTTGAATGCCATGAGAAAACTCTCTGACGCAGAGTGCGGGAGGCTTTTTAGGGCGCTGTTATCATACAGCGCAGGAGAACAGCTTATCAATCTTCAGGGCAGGGAAGAAATCTTATTTGACGTGTTTGCAGATCAAATTGACCGTGATAACGCAAAGTATGAAGCCAAATGCAGGAAAAACCGTGAAAATGGAGCAATGGCAAACGGTACCGAACGCCGCCGAACGGTACCGAACGCCCCCCAAGAAAAAGACAAAGACAAAGAAAAAGACAAAGGAGAAGTAAAAAAAGAAAGTAAAAAGAAAAAATCCTTTTCTCCTCCTTCTTTTGAAGAAGTGGAGGCATACTGCAAGGAGCGGAATAGCAGCGTAGACCCCAGACGCTTTTTTGATTATTACGAAGCAGGAGGCTGGAAAGATAATAATGGGAATTCAGTTAAAAACTGGAAACAAAAGCTTATAGCATGGGAATCCAGAGATGAAAGGGGAGAAAATCATGCTGGAAAGTCTGCTCAGGAAAGCCCCTCCGGAGGTACGGCGAAAACTTCAAAACAGAAATACGGAAATTACATTTGAGGATATCCAGGAACGGCGCATTCAGGCCATGAACGAAGTTAAAGGAAATCTAACAGGGTATGACTGCCCAATCTGTAAAAACGAGGGCGTGATACATTACCTGAAGGACGGATACGAATTTGCGAAACCCTGTGAGTGTATGAAGCTTCGGGATAGTTTAAGGAGAATCCGGCAAAGCGGCCTGGGTGACCTATTGAACGAATATACCTTCGATAAGTTTCAGACAGAATCCCCCTGGCAGGAGGCTGTAAAAAACAGCGCCTTGAAATTTCTGGAAGATCACGACCGGAAATGGTTTTTTATCGGCGGACAGGTTGGGGCTGGGAAGACGCATTTGTGTACGGCTATAGTGGGTGAATTCTTAAATCGTGGAATCAGCGCAAAATATATGCTGTGGCGGGACGAGGCGTTGAAGCTGAAAGCCGTTGTCAATGATGATACGGCATATTCAAACCTGATTAAACCCTTGAAAACCGTTCCTGTGCTTTACATAGACGATTTTTTTCGCACAGGAAACGATGAGACAGGCAGGAAAAAAGCCCCCACACAAGGCGATATCAACGTGGCTTTTGAACTCATTAATTACCGGTATAATAACAACCTGGCGACGGTTCTGTCCAGTGAATTGACTGTCGATCAAATTCTATTTTTTGACGAGGCAGTGGGAAGCAGGATTTACCAGAGAACGAAAGAATACCACTGGGATATTGCCAAAGACCCACATAAAAATTACAGGCTGAAATAACAAAGGAGGGAACAGTTTGGTTACGCTCTATATCCCCGGCAAGCCGCAGGGAAAAGCCAGGGCCAGGACATGTAAAACCGGGCACAGCTACACGCCGGAAAACACAGTGCTGTACGAAAATCTGATTAAAACTTCATTTCTGGAACGGTATGGAGCCCGTGGGAAAATCAGAACTCAGGGAAAACAAAAGCCTGCGCTGAAGATGGAGATTTACGCGGGATTTCAGGTTCCCAAATCATTTTCCAACAAAGACAGGATTTCGGCGTTAAGCGGAGACCTTCTCCCCACAAAAAAGCCTGATTCCGATAACATTGCGAAGGTGGTTGCGGACGCTTTAAATGGGATCGCTTATGACGACGACGCTCAGATCGCCGATTTAACGGTTATCAAGCGGTACACGGAGAATCCCTGCGTAAAGGTAACCATCGAGGAGATCAGCCATGACCTTTGACGAGCTTTGTACCATTGCCGGAAATGGGCGGCCTCTTCCCCGTTCCGCGCTTCCTTTAGAGCGCGTTGCATACCGTGGGCTTACCTGGCTGTACCATGCTTACCGGCGCGGCGCTTTTTCCAAGGACGAAGCCGCGGAGGGAAAAGAAGCCCTCAGGAGAGAGTACGAGGAAGCGCGGAGAAAAGAAAAAGACGACCTGAAGCTTTACAAATACATCGACCAAATCCGCGTGGCGTTCGGCGGGCAGTTCAAGGCTGTGAAAGAAAGCGGCTGTCCTGTATGCAGGCGGCTTGTTGAGATTTTGGACGGGAAGAATTTACCTCTCTAAATAAGAAAGGAGATTAGAATGAAAGACTGTAAAAACTGTAAATATTTTTGTGGTTATGATTATAGTGATGGAACGCCAATCTGTGAACATAATGGAGGTTATGAAGCGTGCCCCTATAACGACACTGCCGATTTTAAACTTAATGAAGCAAAGCTGGAAGTCGATATGACTAACCTGCTCGAATATATTACCCATACCGTTAAGAACTCAGTGGAAATGGGTATATATAAAACGGCGCATGACGAGATAGTAAGCTTAGTTAAGGATACTTATAACAAAACTTTTGAAAAATACACCAAGGAAGAGGTTGAAAAACAAATTTCCAATTCGGTTAACGAATTCATGGAAGAGACTGTAACTATTGGTGGAAATTGGGGAGAAGAACCAAAGAAACTTACTAGAAAGCAATACTTAAATGAATGTGTCAAGAACTCTTTAGAAGAAAAATTTGATATTGAACACATGAGGACAACGATATTACAAACCGTTCAAAAAGAAGTAGAAAAAAAGGCAGATATTTTGAAACGCCAAGTAAATTCCGGAATTAAACAAACCTTTGATGATGTTATGGCTAAAACGCTGACGGATAGTGTTGTTTCTATGCTTATGTGCAGCGATACTTATCAAAAGCTTAACGATTCCATGAAGCGTTTAATCCCTTGAATTTAACCCCGCCGCAAACAGGCGGGAACGGAGGATAAAAGCAATGATTAACCTAACCTTGGGAGATTACAGAATCTGCACCTTGGAAAATGGGACTATCGCCCTATGTGAGCGCCATATCATTTCAAAGCGTTCAAGCCCGAATTTGGGCAAGACGGTTGAAAGGGTAATAGGGCACCATTCCTCCCTAAAATCCGCTCTATCGGCCTACACGGCAAGGGAAATGGCATCTGATGATTACTGTGCGGAAACAGTTGAGCAACTGGAGGCTGTATTGGACAATCTCGCTTCCAGAATTGAGAAAGCGTTGGAGGGAATAAACCATGACTGAATTAAAGCCACACAAAATATATTGCGAAGCTCTGAATAAATGGGGTGCTGAAGCTCAAACACTTATGGTTTTTGAGGAAATGTCAGAACTGCAAAAGGAGCTTTGTAAGCGCGCCAGGGGCAAAGATAACCGTGAAGCTATTGCCGAAGAGATCGCAGACGTTCAAATCATGTTGGAACAAATGATGATTCTTCACGATTGTGAGGACTTGGTGGAAGTTCAAAAATTCAAGAAAACACACAGATTAAATGTTCGCTTGGAACAGGAGGGTTTATAATGTTTGAAAATATTGATTTTAACGCACTAATTGAAAAAGCGACCAAAGAAAAATGCGAAATAACCATATCATATGAGCCTAACAGGACAGAAATAACCATACAACCGTGGAAACCATTTTCTTATGCTTGCCCTTATAAAGCTAAACAGGAGGATTGACAATGGACTGGATAAATGTTAACAGAATAACCCCTAAACCGTTTGTCAGCGTACTGTGCAGAATGCCAGGAGAAAAACCTTTCCCTACTGTACATGAAGGATATATTTCTGATGATGGGATATGGGTAGTTTATGGATTCAAAAGAGAACCGGGAGAAGTGACCCATTGGACGGCTATGCCGGAATACCCAGATGACGAGGAGGATTGACAATGACTGAGTACCTAGAAAAAGCGGCACTGGTTAGAATTTTGAGAGCAAAAGCAGAAATGGGCAGATTAAGTGAATGCAGCGTGTGTTTTGATAATGTGGCAAAAATGATTGAACCGCTACCCGCCGCCGACGTGGCAGAGGTGAAGCATGGGAAGTGGATAGAAGTACAGAAAGAAAATATATGGAATGATATTGTCCCGGTGCTTGAGTGTTCTGCTTGCGGAAAGTATACAGTAGGCACAAGAGGAATTATGACAAAATCCAACTACTGCCCCAACTGCGGCGCTAAGATGAATTTGGAGGACTGAGCTATGACAAACAACGGCTGGATCAGTGTTAATGACAGGCTACCGGAAGAACACGAAGTTGTTTTGTGTATTGTAAACGGAAAGCCCGAAACAAATATTACACTTCACAACGCATATCAGCTCGGATCGTGGAACAAGACGGGCGGGTGGTTCATTGATGAATACCCTGTATGGGAAAACGCTGTTGTTTCATGGTGGCAGCCGCTTCCAGAACCACCTGAGGAGGATTAGCCATGTATGAGGAATTAGTCGAACTGTTGAGAATGCGAGCGGCGCTTATCGATTCTGATCTAGATAATCAGGCCGCCGAAGCCATTAAAATATTGGAAGCACTGGCGCAAAACGGCCAAAGCGCAATAGACACCAATAAACGCCTGGCTGATAAAATCCGAATGCTGAAAGCTAAACTCGATCAAGCCGAGGAGACCTTGGATTTTTGCAGGACGAAAGACGCGGAAATTATCAGGCTGGGACAAGAACGCAACCGCCTAAAGCGTGAAAGAGATCAGGCGGTGGAGGATTTAAACACTCTGCGAAAACGCAGTGACTGGAAATGTGAAGCGTGTTATTATAACGACCATTACAACCGTGATATTTGTACTGGGTGCGAATATAACAACGATAACAATTGGCAATGGCGCGGCGTTCAGGAGGAGAATAATGGATAGATTGACGTTTGAAGGAAATTTTTGCGATATAGCAATGTGCCGGGAGATACCGGGAGGCAGTTTCTGTGAGGACGGATACTGCTCTCAGCGTAAAGTATGGGAACGTTTAAAGGCTTATGAGGACACAGGCCTTGAGCCGGAAACAATAAAGGAGACCCTAAGCGCGGTTAACGGAGGATTAGCCGCTGAAAATGGAATTTGGTGTCCTAAGTGTGGTGATGCTCTTGATATTGATATCGTTAATGGAGTTCTTGCTATTGGCTGTTTTGGCTGCGGAGAGTATACACCAATATCGGAATTAATGAAACTGCATTTAAACGATGCTGTCCCCGTAGTTAGGTGTAAGGATTGTGTATACAAAGCAAGTGCAGAGGTCATTGACGGTTTTTTGATTTGTCCTGCGTCTGGAATGGAAATTTGTGACGACGACTTTTGCAGCTACGGTGAAAGGAAGGAGAATTAATATGGCAGGCTGGCAATTATTAGTTTTAGGGTACTTTTTAGGCGCACCGTTAGGCTTCTTGCTTTGTTCCGTTCTGGTGGCAAGCAAAGACCCGCCCAAACCGCACACCACTTGCAAGGACTGCGTACATAGGCATAAGAAAGAGTGCCCTTTCTCCCATATCGAATGTGATGTGACAGGAGATTCTATTTTCTGGCATACTAACAAACAAGACGACTTCTACTGCAAGGAGGCTCAGGACATTGGGCTGGCCACAAAGCGGAAATAGAAAAAGCTGTAAGGGGTGTATCTATAACAGACCTCTAACTTTTGAGGGTTCCGGGCAGCAACGATACTGCCTATATTGCTATGATACCGGTAAGCCTAGAGGCTGCCCGCCGGAGAAGTGCGACAAAAAGACTGTCAGGAGGTTGAAAAATTGACAAAAGAACAGCTAGAACAATATACCAGCATTAAAGAAGAGATAAAGGAATTGGAAGCTGAATTGGACAAAAGAAAATCTCCTGTGTCAGATATCGTCACCGGATCAATGGAAGACTATCCTTATACACAGCACGGAATAACGGTATGGGGTGTATCTAATGATTCCTATACCCTGGATTTCAAATTAACCCTGAAGAAAAAGGAACTTGAGCAGAAACGACTAGAAATTGAAGGTTTCATTGATTCCATTCAGGATAGTGAAACCAGGAGAATCATTCGCTTAAAATACATAAAAAATATGACTTGGACCCAGGTAGCTATGAGGCTTGGAAAGCGAGATGAGGGAACCCCAAGAAAAAAACTTGAAAAATTTTTGAGTGATTCCGAAAATTCCGGTTTATCCGGTTTATAATAGTATCATAGAAAAGTGTACAAGGTTCATTGACCTACTTTCCTAAGGACCGCAGGCTTAACGGCTTTGCGGTCTTTCTATTTATCTTGAAATTGTGGTGGTGGTATGGCGAAACATTTAACCGATAGAGAAAAGAAAAAGATCATTGCGGATTATGCGGAATGTGGGAATTATTCGCAAGTTGCAAGAAAACACAAAGTATCTTTTGATACAGTTAAAAGAGTAGTGGTCAGCGATCCTGAAACCGTGAAAAAAGCGGAACAAAAAAAAGAGCAGAATACCGCTGATATTCTTGAGTTTATGGACAAGAAAAAAGATGATGTGTGCAGCATTATTTCCCTTTATCTTTCTGAGCTTCAAAACTCTGATAAACTTCAACGGGCAAGTATTCAGAGCATTGCTACATCGCTGGGCATCGTTATTGACAAATTTACAAAAGACGCGCAGAAACAGTCTGATACTTCCCTCTTTGAAGCCATAGCGAAAGCAGCTGGAGGGTTCAAAGTTGAGTAAAGAAATAGTGTGGGGGCAAAAGCAACAGAAGATTTTAAACGCTCCTTATTCTCATTGCTTAGAAGTTAATGAGGGGACGCCGAGGTCAGGAAAAACAACCGTCAGCGTTTCCCGCTTTGCTTGGTATCTTTGGAACACCCCGGACCTAAACCATATGGTTTTAGCATATAACCAAGAACAAGCTTTTAAGCTGGTAATGGACTGTGACGGCTTCGGACTGCTTCATATTTTTAACGGAATTTCCAGAATGAAGCATGATGATTTTGGAGATCATCTGGAAATCGAGACGATGAAAGGAATAAAACGCGTTTACTACAAAGGTGCCGGTAAAGCGGACAGCCATAAATCATTCACCGGAATGTCTTTAGGAAGCGTATACTTCTGCGAAATCAATCTTCTGCATATCGACGCAATACAGGAAGCTTTCCGCCGCACTTACGCCTCCAGGATAAGATGGCATATCGCTGATTTAAACCCTCCTGCTCCCAGCCACCCAGTAATCTCTGAGGTGTTCAACATACAGGACACCAAATGGACACACTGGACCATAGACGACAATCCCATTATTACCCCGGAAAGAAAGGAAGAAATCCGAAAAACCTGTTTAAAGAATCCCTATTTATACAAACGCGACTGGCTCGGAGAGCGGTGTATCCCGCAAGGGGTTATTTATTCCATGTTTGACCCGCAGCGCCATATCCTCAGTTATATTCCGGACAGCGAAAGCAAAATCGAAATGTATTTCGCTGGTGACGGTGGCCTCTCGGACGCTACTTCGATTGGCTGCTACGTGGTGACCCGCACCATGCAGAACCAGTTTAAACTATACCGTGTTGCTGGGTGGTATTATTCCGGGGCGGATATTGGAGTTACAAAAGCAATGTCGGTACAGGCCCGTGAAATCTGCGGCAGCTTTATCCCCTACTGCCGCCAGCTTACGGGTATGAGGGAATCCAGTATTAAGATAGATCCAGCCTGCAAAGCATTGCGCGCTGAATTTGATCTGCTCGGTTATTATACAGACCGCGCGGATAACAATGCCAGGGACATTAAGGGCGCCAGAAAAGGGATTGAGGTTGGTATTGAATATCTGCAAAGCAGTATTTCAGACGGGCGCTTCTATCTCGTTGAAAACGACAGGTTTGGGCATCTGGATTTTTTAAAGGAGATCGGAATGTATTGCGTAGATAACAACGGCAATCCCGTTGACGCATACAATCACGCGATGGACGAAACCCGTTATGCTCATAATTACTTCTATAAAAACTATGTTATATAAGGCGGTGAGCCAATGCTGGAAAAACTAAAAGAGAGGGTGAAAAACTGGATGCAGAAAACCGGAGCTGAAACAGGCTTGTCAAAAGAATTCAAAGATATCTTCGAGGTTGGAGGCGTACCTGCTTTCAATCAATTTTACTATTTCGGTATTTTTATCTGGAAGTATTTGTACAAAGGATTTTACAGCCCTTGGCACAGGATACTGGCTCCTACCATTGAAAATCCGAGAAACCGGCGCAACCTGGAAAGAATGGACGTCGCAAAAGCTGTAAGCTCTGAACTAGCCGGCCTGATCTGGAGCGAACAATGTGAGGTGCATGTTAGTCAATCGGACAGTGAGGAACAGCCGCTGGAAGAGTTTGTCCATGATGTTTTAACAAAAAACGGATTTTGGACAAAAATGCAGGAACATATTGAACAGGTGCTCGCATTAGGCGGCGGCGCTATTAAGGCATGGTACGAGGTTAAACGGGACAGCGCGGGAAATGAAATCCCCGAAAGCGGAGGGATACGGCTGGGTTTCTGCATGGCGGATCAGTTCGTCCCTACTGCCTGGGATAACGCCCAGGTTACGGACGGCGTATTTATCAGCCGTGAGGCAAAGGACGGCTATTATTATACCCGGTTGGAATGGCATAAATGGGACGGGTTAACCTACTATATAAGCAATGAGGCGTTTCGCACTGAATATAAGCAGCCGAATCCAGGAATGACGGAATCACAGGATATTCTAGGATTTCGCTACCCCCTTAATGAGATTTATCCGTTTCTGAACGAAAACACCTCTATGCAGGGATTAACCACTTCCCTATTCGCTTATTACCGAACCGCTGTTGCCAATAACATTGATGATAACTCTCCCCTTGGCGTATCGATTTACGCAAACGCTCTTTCGACCCTCAAGGCGTTAGATATTTGTTACGACAGCTTTATTCGGGAGTTCCGTCTTGGTAAAAAAAGAATTATCGTTCCAGCTCAATGTATCCGGACGGTAATCGACCCGCAAACCGGAGAAATGCGGCGCTATTTTGACGCCTCTGACGAAGCCTATGAAGCGCTCTCCACGGATAGTCCTGATTCTTTAAAAATACAGGACAACAGCATTGAACTGCGTGTTGACGAACACGAGAGAGCGATAAACGCTTTCTTGTCTATTTTGTGCTTACAGGTTGGATTTTCCGCCGGTACCTTCACCTTTGACAGAGCGACAGGCTTAAAAACCGCTACCGAAGTGATCAGCGAAAACAGCAAGACCTATAAGACTATCAAAGGCCACCAGCTGCAAGTCAAGACGGCAATCGCCAAAATCATTGACGCCATTGTCCAGATCGCTTCCCTCTATGACATGAAGTGGAACGGGTACAGCATTAAAGCGCTGGCTTCACAGGGCTGGGAAACCAAGGTTGTTTTTGACGATTCTATTCTTCAGGACCGGCAGACCAACATCAACGAGGGAATCTTGCTGATAGGCAACGGCCTTATGAGCAAGAAGCGTTTTATGGTGGAAAAGCTGGGATATACCGAGGAGGAGGCTGTGCAGGAGCTGATGGAAATCGAAAAGGAATCCTCTATATCCGCGGATATGGTCGACATGGCAGAGCAAGCCGGGCAGGAAGCCAATTCCATAAATCCAAATGAGGAACCGGAAGCCAAGGAAGATGACGAGGAAGCGGCGGAAGATGAATCCTAACAGGGGGGTGTGTAAATGGCCAGATTAACCCCTAATGAGATTCTAAAGCTTTCGGAGCCGGTTGAGCAGGTTTACAGCAATATTGTAGACGCGCTTTTGATTAATATGGGAAAGCATTTCAATTCCGGCCACTCGCTTTCCACAGAGCAGTGGGAGATCCGAAAGCTTGCCGAACTGGGACAGCTCAATAAAGAGAGCATTGAGATTATCGCTTCCCTTACCGGGCAAAATAAAGAACTGATCACTGCCGCTTTAGAAAACGCCGTATACATGGCGACAAAAGACATAGAGCCGGAGTTAAAAAAAGCCGTGCAAAAAGGCGCTATACAAAACGCTGCCGCGGATAACGTGATAGCCAGCCAAAGCATTGTGCAAGCCTTAAACGCCTATGAGCAGCAGGCAATGGATAAGCTGAACCTTGTCAACACCACTATGCTGGAAAGCACGCTTGCCCAATACCGGAAGGTGATTACAAACACGGTTAATATTGAACGCCAAATGAAAGCGGCGCAGGAGGTTTTGAATATTGCCACCGGGAAAGTGATAACGGGGACAGAAAGCCGCCAGCAGGCTTTAAGACAGGCGCTGTCACAAATACATAAAGAGGGCATCACCGGATTTTATGACCGCATCGGGCGGAAATGGTCACCGGAAGCTTATGTCAATATGGATATTCGCACCACAGTACACAACACAGCTATTGAAGCCGTCAAAATCAGACAGGAGGACTATGGGGTCGATATCTTCCGGGTATCAAGGCACTCCGGCGCCCGTCCGCTGTGTTATCCGTATCAGGGCCGTTATTTTTCATGGAACAACAAAAGCGGAACCTTTACGGACGGCGAGGGAAAACGCCACCGCTACTCCCCTATCTCTTCTACAAGCTATGGAAAACCGGCCGGATTGTTTGGGATCAACTGCGGGCATCACCCGATCACCATGATTCCGGGCGTATCCATTCCGCGCGACAGGCCGGAACAGGACAAGGAAGAAAATGACAAGGTATATGCGGAATCCCAGGAGCAGCGCAGGCTGGAAAGAGAAATCCGCTATTCCAAGCAAAAAGCCGCCATGATGGAAGCAGCCGGAGACAAAGAAGGCTTTGAAAAAGAAGCTGTGAAAATTAGGGAAAAACAGGCTGATTACAATGCATTTTGCAAAAAGACAGGACGCACGAAAAGGCTTGATCGGACACAGGTTTTTGACTATAATAAGAGCATAAGCGGGAAAGTAACGTCGATAAACCGGAAGCGGGATAAAAATATTTTTGCTGTCAAAAGCGGAAGCTACCAAAATGATATATCTTCATCTGGTCTTCCGAAGGTGATAAAGCTACCAAATGAGACCTTGAAGCAGACTGCAAACGTAAATCTGCCAAATATACATGCTGTAGTTCCAAAAGGGACTGAACTATCATCGGTTGTAGCAATCGCCGGAGCAGGTACAAGTTCACCAATCAAAGATATCCAAAGGCTGGTAAGCAAGTACCCAAGTTTTGGGGATGCGAACGGATGGCAGAAAAAGTCCGGTGTCACTATTACCGATAATTTCCGTTATGAAATACATTGGTATGAAAACACCGGTGGCGTCCCAAGCGGAGAAGTAAAAGTGAAAGGAGTGAAACGGGCTTGAAAGTAAGGTACAAAGGACCCAGCTTTGGCATTGACGGTCTAACAAATAACGGCGTATATGAAATACTGGAAGTAGATGAATTAACCGGCGCCTTTCGCCTTATTGACGATAGTGGAGAAGATTACCTGTATTCCCCAACGGAACCCGGCCCGGTTTGCGATCCAAACATAAGGGGAAAATTTGAAATTGTTGAAGATGACGAGCAAGGCACACTGAAAAAAGCAATCAACGGATAAACCACCCAAATAGAACAGGGTGGTTTTTTCATGCCAATTTTTTAATTGAAAGAGGTGATCGTATGGCAGAATGTAACCACGACTTTATCGGAACCGCTCAGCATATTAAATGCAGGCGCTGCGGCCTTGTTTTGAACGCTGAGCAATACAAGGAATATAAGAATCCCCAGATTAAAAAAACGGCTGGAAAACCCCGTCAGAGAAAGAAGGTGGAATAATGAATGAATTTCAGCGTCTCATAGCTTATCTGAAAATCCTGTATCATAACCTTACCACACTGCACAGGAACCTGATAAAAGACGATGCTTGGTTCGCTAACCACAAGCAGATCGGGAAATGGTATGAGGAGGTTTCTGACCAAATCGATGATCTCGTGGAAACCGGAATCGCTTTAGGCTATTTGGAACCGGGTATTAAAGAATCCGTCCTGGAGTTTTCCAACGACTGCTTGGCGGTTCAGCCGAGAGGACCGGAAGAAAGCTTTCGGTTGATTCTCGGGTACTTCCGAAGCGTGGCCGGCATGATGCAGGCAGCAGAAGCGGAGGTTCCCGCCTCTGTAGCCAACAAACTCCAAGAATATGAGTATGAGTGGAACAAAGAAGCCAACTTTAAATTAGCCGCAGCAATTGGCGAACACGCGCACGGAGGCAATGTGGAGTATGACGATGATTAAAAATCTGATTGATCTGGACACCTCTCGGTATGGCTATCAAACCGAGATCCGCATTAACGGGCAAAAAATAGGCGATGGCATTTGTGGGATCAGAATAGAACTCACCAGCATGGAAACGCCGAAAATAGCCTTTGATTATGGTTCAGGATATATCGATTGGTCAGATGTGAACCAAACGGAGCGTGATAGTAATCAAAACACTTGTAATCAGTAGTCAGCCTTATGCTCAATGGTTAGCGGAATCCTTAAGCTTCATAGAAAATCATCAGATAGATAAGATAGCGATTGCAGCAATCGATAAAACAAACGGTGAAGTAATCACCGGGTATCATAATTGCACTTTTGCGGATAAAGCGGTAATGGCGGCAAATATTCAAGCCGACGCAATATATGGAAGTGTATTGGCTAATGCTGATCAAATCGTACAGGAGGCAGAGGATATCGCTAACAACGGGTATGACCAAAACTAACTATAAAAAAGCGTCTTGCAGTTATTGCGGGGCGCTATTTTTATACCCATTTCGCCCCCGCAGCACGGCGTTAAACTGCGATGCAATCCGCCTGTCGTTCTTAGGCGTTAAAGAAAGGAATGTATTTTATGGCATTTACAAGAAGATCACTAGGAGCTCTTGGTCTCAGCGAGGAACAGGTTGATAAAGTTATGGCGTTGCACGGTACCAGCATGTCGGACTTTATCCCGAAATCAGAATTACAGGAAAAAATTGACCTGGCGCTGGCAGATGCTCAAAAAAATGCTCTGCAAAATGTGAAGGTCAAAGAAACCGACGAATATAAGGCCGTAGCGGAGGAGCGCGACATGCTTCGCGCTTTAGGCGGTGATGATTTTTCGTCGGTGAAGCCCAAATTCCGTGAAACTGTCTATAAGATGCTCGAACGCGGGGAAAACGCTCCCGCAATCGCCGAGCAGTTAAAAACAGTCGCGGAAAAATACGAAGAATATTTTAACCCGACAGAACCTGCACCGCCACCCTCTTCCCCACAATTCGGAGCAGAGGTCAAAGGACAGATGCCGAGCGGAAAAACCGGATCAACCTTTGAAGATGTGTGGGGCCTGAACAAGAAATAAGAAAGGAAAATTATTATGGCATTTACACAGTTAGAATTAAACTACGCGACCGAATACTCTAAGGCAATGGCAAACGCTTATCCGTATTGGTCTTATTTCTCTGACCTCTACGGAAGCCCGAACAGCGCCACCTATAAGCCGGTCAGCGGGAAAGCTGTGGCTGTTCAAAGCATGACCACCAGCGGCGCAAGAGCGGTAAACCGCGATCAGATTACCGGAACTTTTAATCGCAATTTCAACACCTCCGAGCAGATTCTTACCATGAGAATGGATCGGGAATGGGACACCCTGGCGGATCCTATGGATATCCAAGAGGATCCGATCGTCAATATTGCCAATATCACAAAGACGTTCAACGAATTCCAGAAAGTGCCGGAAATGGACGCTTACGCGGCTTCTGCGTTGGCTCAGGCGGCGAGCGGCTTCGGAGGTGTGGACGATACAAGCCTAACCGCTGATAACATTCTGGAAACCTGGGATACCTACCTGGCGTATATGGTGAATCAGCGTGTACCCCGTGACCGTATCCGCGCCAAAATGACACCGGATACCTATAAGCTTCTGAAAGAGGCTGCCGGCATCACTCGTTTTGTGGAGGCTGATACTGGTATCCGCAACATTGACCGAAATGTCGGTAAGCTTGACGGCGTTGTCATTATGGAGGTCCCCAAAGATATCATGATGAGCGCTTACGATTTTACCGAGGGCTGGGCCTCTGCCACAGGGGCGAAGCAAATCAATCTATTGATGTTCGACCCCATTGCAATCGCCGCACCTGTTGTCTATGAAACCTCCATGATGTCCGCGCCTACCGCTCAGAGCAAAGGAAAATGGCTCTATTACGAGCGTTACTACTACGATGTGTTTGCCTTGAACCAGAGGCTTCCCGGCATCTTTGTAAATATGGCTTCCAACCCGGCTTTAGGCACCCTGAATATTACCACTTCCGCAGGCGCCGACAGCACTCATACTGTCATCAATGGATTGGCTCCGGCTCCGTACGGCATGAAGTATGTTGCTAAAACCAATACAGACGGAGCGGTAAGCGTGACTTATGGCCAGGCTCTTACAGACTGGACCGATGTTACTAACGGAGCGAGCTTTACCACAAAATCCGGCGATACTGTAACCGTTGCGCTGGTTAATACGACCAAGGGAAATATCGCCACTGCCACCGGCTCCGCGCTGGCTGTCGTAGGCTCTTAATCAAGAGGTGGGCTTATGGCGTACATCACATATCAGCAGTATCTTGACCTTTATGGTACATGCCCGATTTCTGAAGAGGAGTTTCCTGTGTACGCCGGACTTGCGTCTGATATGATCGACAGTATTACGCGATATAGAATTGTTGAGGGCGGGGGAATCTCCGCCCTCCCGTCTATACTTCAAACGCTGGTTCAAAAGGCTGCCGCGGCACAAGTGCTATACTTCACACAAATCGGACTGGAAACCGTGCTGACAGGCCAGGCCGGCCAGTCTTTTACGGTGGGAAAGGTTTCAGTATCGGGCGGCGCATTGTCCAGTACAACCACAAAGCCCGGCGCTCTGATGGTCAGCCCTTTCGCGCTTTCCTTGCTTGAACAAACTCCGTTGATGGAAAGAGGTGTGCATGTATGCTCAGACCGATTCCTCAATCCCTTTTGGGGGATTTAGCAATTATTAAGGTTTGCACGGGAATGGACGCGTGGCAAAAGCCCGTATGGCAGGACTATGAGGTCTCCCGTGTGCATCTTCAGAACACCAACGAAGTGAAAAAAACAAAGGAAAACACCGAGGTCGTGCTGCGCTCTACGCTGTTCATTGACGCCAGGCTTTCAAGGCCCGCCCTGGATTATGATTCTCTGGCGGAACATTCCCAAAAGGCCGGAAAGCCTCTCCGGTGCGAAGTATTTAACTCGCAGGGTCAGAAATACGGCGAATATGAAGTGCTGACGGTTGACCCGGTTCCCGATGTCCCCGCGACCCGCGTCCATCACGTAGAATTGGGGTTGGTGTAATGTCAGTTAAAATTACGCGAAACATGGCCGCCATTCAAGCAAAAATTAAGGCGGGAAATTCTATGATGATCCCGGCTGTTACAGAATCTGTCATTGAATACGGAAATGTTTTTGTTCCGGAAGATCAAGGCACATTAAAGGACAGCGCCTTGATTGCCAGCAGGCCACAGGACGGATTAGCTATTTGGGACACTCCTTACGCGAAACGGCGGTATTACACCGGAACCCCGTCAAAGGACAAGAATCAAAATGCCTCCCTCCAATGGGTTAAAAAAGGTGTAAACACCTACAAAAAGGAACTGGATCAAGTAGCGCAGAACGCCTTTTCGAAGGGAATGAGCAAAAAGTGAGCGTATACGACGATGTTTTAACCGCAGTTATTGATCTTGCGGAGCAAACGGAGCTGTATTCAAAAATTGTGATAGGACCTATGCCTCCTAAAAACGGTATTTCCATCGCGTGGGGATCCGGGAACTTAAATACATTTCTTGATAAAAAAGCCGCCGTCTCCATGTCGGCGGTTTTAAACTGCAAAAATTCTGATCAAGAGCTTGCGGCGGACACGCTTGGAAACCTTCACACGTTTTTGAATATGCGGAAGGACTACCCCTCCGCAGACCACTTCCAAATCACAAATATAGAAACCACAGCCGCACCCGTCTATTTAGGGCGCGAAGAAAACAACCAATGGCTTTATGGCTCCAGCCTTGAAGTCAAATTTTATCTAAGGGGGAATTAATATGGCAGCTTACGGCTTGCTTACAATGTACAACCTGACCGCTTCTATCGGTGTATCCCAGGGATCGGATCCGCCCGGCACCTGGACTTATGCCGAACTAGCCGAGGGATTTGACAATATCACGGAGGCTTTGAACGAGGTTGTTCAGCAATACTTTTTCTTATCGGACAAGGGATTCGCGAAAAACCACGTGACGGGAATGGCCCCGGCGTTTACGCTCACTGGGAAGCGCGTTGTTGGCGATCAGGCTCAGGATTACATTTTCAGTAAGAAATACGGACTGGATACCGACCGGCAGTCTTCTTTCCAGCTGAAGTATACCGACGCTCAAAGCAAAGAGGTCACTATTACCTGTGACTGCACCTTCTGCAATATTCAAGAATGGTCCGGTGCCAGTACCGATGACAGCGCGATTTCTGTGGAAATCCGTTTCGACGGAAAGCCCACGATCACGCCGGCGGCCTAAATAACACAAGGGGGCGGTTTATCCTCCCCCTTCTATTTTTTATAAGGAGGATAGCCTGATGTATACGCTTAGACAAAACGCTCTTTTTACCGATGAAATCGAGCTGCAAAAGAACGATGGAACCAGTGAGATCCTAAAAATTAAAATTGATATTTGTCCCGAGCTGGTAAAGAAATACCGGGAACTCCAAGTTCGGTTCGTGGATCTGCAAAAGTGTTCCAACAGTAACCCCGGAGACCTAAAGATTGTTGAAGATATTGGGAAAGCCGTTGTTGATGTGTTCTGCCTTTTATTCGGAGACGAGAACGCCAAAAAAATCATTGAATTTTATTCCGATGATTTTCAGCAGATGGCCTACAATCTTTTCCCGTATATTCAAAACGTTCTCGTACCTAAATTTCAGGAGGTTGCCCGTCAAAGAAAACAAGCATTTAAGCGGAGAGCGTGGAAATGAGACTGTATTCCCCTCTGAAAAAGAGGGTCAAATATAAGTTTGTGCCCGTGCGTTTAAATACCTCTTTTCGAACAGTGCTGAAATGCTATCAAGTGTTCTCCGACACGCTTTTGACAGATTTTGAAAAGGCCGAGGCCTGCTTATGGCTTTTAGTAAAATCAAAATTATTTCTGAAAATCCTGAAGCCTGACAAAAAAGCGGCTCTTTTTAATCTGATCTTCAAGGAATTTATTGACGTGTCAGATAAAAAAGCCGGAGGAGAAAAGTATTTCGATTTTAATCAAGACGCATGGGCCGTCTATTCTTCCTTTATGCAGTGCTACCATCTCGATCTGCTTGGCGCTGACAAAAACCTTCATTGGTGGAGCTTTACGGCGTTATTTAACGGTTTGTCTGATGATACGAAGATCATGCAGATCATTTCAATACGTTCCCGCCCCCTCCCCAAACCAACAAAATACAATGCAGAGGAACGCCGGCAGTTAATCAAGCTAAAGCAGCTGTACAAGCTTAATCTGTCAGAGGAAGAAAGAAAAAAGCAATTCCAAGATGGGCTTGCAAAAATCGCTGTTGCACTGCACACCCTGGCAGAAAGGCCGTAACGGTGATGATCGTGGATAAAATTAAGTGTCCGTACTGCGGTTATGTGATGCCTTTAAAAGTTGATCCTGATGCGAAATGCAAGGGCGTTTGGATTAAGTGTAAGGGCCGTAACTGCAAAAAGGAATTTGAAATAAAAATAGGAAAAGTCAAGTAGTGCCATTATGTGCCGATGACTTTCACTTGTGAGGTGATTTCATTGGCAGAAGGCAGAGTGGAATATGAAGTCAGGGCTGACACTAGCAAAGTCAAAAAGGATCTAGACGACGCTGAAAAAAAAGTAACCCAATCGTCAGAACAAACAAGCAAAGCGCAAAAAGAGGACTATAAGAGCACCGCCAAAGAGTTTAAAAAACAGTCTGATAATGTAGTAGACGATGCTAAAAGCGCAAATAGCAAAATTGAAGAATCAAGTTCGAATACCTCTGGCGCCATGCAGAAAATATTTGAGGGCGCAGCCATTAATATTGGCGGTTCTTTAGTTGACATGGCTAAAAACGCGATTTCCTCCATAGGAGAACTTACCGTAGGCTCTGCGATAAATTTTGATCAAGCAATGAATCAGTTTGCAGCCTCTACCGGAAAAAGCCAAGCTGAATTGGGTGAATACGAAGAAACTTTAAAAAGTATTTATACAAACAACTACGGGGAATCGTTCGGAGATGTTGCCGACGCTATGGCTGCGGTTACTCAGCAAATGGGTGATTTAGACCAAACCTCTCTGCAACATGTTACAGAAGGTGTCTTCGCATTATCAGATGTTTTTGAATCTGATTTTAACGAAACCTTACGTGGTGTGAATCAATTAATGGTTCAGTTCGGAATTTCCTCCGAAGATGCGCTTGACTTGCTTACTATCGGTAGTCAATTGGGTTTGGATTATACCGATGAACTTGGAGATAACATTGCCGAATATGCTGGAAAATTTGCTCAAGCCGGTTATAGTGCAGAAGAATATTTCCAATTACTTAAAAATGGAACAAAAAATGGCGCATACAACCTTGATAAAGTAAACGATTCAATTAATGAAGTAACCACACGGTTAGCAGATGGAACAATCAGCGGTGCGATAGGACGGTTTAGCACCGAAACCCAAAGTTTGTTTGAACAATGGCAAAATGGAGGCGCCTCTCAAAAACAAGTTATTGATTCCATTGTAGAAGATATTACTAATTGCACTAGCGAGCAGGAAGCTCTAACAATGGCAGCAACTGCATTTGGAACAATGGGCGAGGACGCAAACCTTGATTTCATCAAATCATTGTCTTCTGTTGGCGAAGAGTTCGACAACACAAAAGACAAAATGGAAGATCTAAAAAACGTCAAATATGACGATCTTGGATCAATGTTTGAAGAGATAAAACGGCAAGCGGAAACAGCACTGTTAGACGTTGGAAATGCGCTCATGCCCATTATTACTCAAATTCTTGACACCGTGGGCCCCATGTTATCAGGGCTATTTGATGGAATCGGGCCAGCTGTTGAAGGAATTACAACTCAATTAGCTCCATTAATTGATGAAATGCTCCCGAGAATGTTTGAGGCGTTCTCGCAGATCATGGAACCTATTGGAGAATTAGCTGAAACCCTTCTCCCGGTTTTTATGGAAGCGTGGGACACGATCTCTGAACCGCTTTCAAACTTGGTTGAAACGATCCTTCCTCCGTTATCAGAAATTTTAGAAACCGTGGTAGGGGCTATAGGACAAATCGCATCAGAAATCATACCAATTTTAGCCGAAGGACTTGCTATTTTAATTGAAAACATCACTCCTATTGTAGATGCGATTTTGCCGATCCTAGTAGAAGTTATCAATCAATTATTACCTCCTATCATGGAACTAATTTCTAATATAATGCCGGTGCTTCTTGACCTATTTCAATCAATTATTGAACCGGTATCACAATTAGCACAGACATTAATGCCGATATTAAAGGATATCATCGACGCATTAATGCCAGTTATTCAGTCGGTAATCGATGTTCTTTCGCCTTTGATTGAATTGTTTTCTCAGTTAGTTGGACAAATCATCAGCGCAATTATGCCAGCAATTCAAAAACTTGCAGAAATCTTCGGTACCGTATTGGCTAAGGATATAGAACTGATTTCCCCTATTTTAGACGGGTTGATGGACGTTTTCGGAGGATTAATTGATTTTATTTCCGGTGTGTTTTCTGGAAACTGGGAGCAGGCATGGAACGGAATTGTCGATATGTTCAAAGGGATTTTCAACTTAATCCCGACCATTATTGAATCCATTTTAAACGGTGCTATTTGGATAATCAATCAATTAATTGGAGGAATTAACGCACTGACCGGCGCAATCGGTATCCCAGCAATCCCTACTATTCCAGATGTCACGCTGCCCCGTTTCCATACAGGCGGTATTGTTGATTTTGCGATGGGAGAAGGTCCCGCCTTATTAAAGGACGGGGAAATGGTTCTGACGCAAAAGCAGCAGGCCGAACTTTTCGCCCTGG